TGAAGAGGAGGCAACTGAGCTTCTAAGGAAGGATGTTCAGTGGGCTGTCGATTGCGTGAATCGAGTGACCAAAGATGTGTTACTCAACCAGAATCAGTTTGATGCACTAGTCGACTTCACCTTCAACGTCGGGTGTGGAGCTTTCGGGAAGTCTACGTTGGTGAAGAAGCTGAATGAAGGAGATTTCCCAGGAGCAGCTGAACAGTTTACACGATGGACCAAAGTACAGGGCCGAGAAGTAGCTGGACTCCTAAGACGGAGGAAGGCTGACCAGGAGTTATTCAATACTCCAGTCAAAGGAATCGAGGCATCAGATGCTAATTGACATAGAAACCGTACCACCGCCAGTGCTCGCACAAGCGTCTGCACCGGTGATGAAGATTGAACCAGCTCGTCCGAAGGCCCCACCACGGACAGCCTGGTGGGAAGAAGAACTCTATCCGGTATTACTAATCGTACTCACACCCTTCCTATTCTGTATCAGATGGACGCTCGTTGCTTACCAGTTGGCATACGTTAGGACGATTGGTGATATCAAAGTTTCCAACAGCTTGAAGTGCCCGGCGTGCGGTATCCGCCAAGAGCACAAGATGACATTCTCGGAGACGTATCAGGCACTTATTCATCAGTGCGCTAGATGCTCAGCAGAGTTCGCCTCACCTCCAGTTGTAGCTGCTGAGAAGTGGCACATCGAAAGACTGCCGAAAGACAACACGATATCGCTCGTGTCAGCAGCAGGCCAGAAATAGGTCACATCTCATATAAGCAACAGTGGTTCTTCGCATTGTACCTAGGGTACATCGCAGTGCCCAGCATATCTTAGCCCATTAGTGCTGAAGATTCGGTCAAGTAGTAAGACGTAGCCAACAACGTACTAGATTCAGTATAAGAATATGATGAGTTGGTTCCTAGATGACGAAAGGGAAGATGAGGAGGCTCATTTCGTGGACGCTGCTGCCTACTTGAAGACGTATGACCATAGCGAGAAGTATGACCAGCCACCCTTCTTTTCAAACCAGAAGGATCAGATAAGTCGTCTGTTGGATCGTCTAATCCGTGAATATCAAGAGCCACCTCTCATCGGCTTGCACGCGCTAGATGTTGGGTGTGGTGATGGTGCCTTTGTCGATTCCTTCAAGAGAGTCGGTTGTAGAGTAAACGGAATTGATCCGAGCTTTGAAATGATCCGCCGCGCACAACTCTATCACCCAGGTGTTTTGTTTACTCCTCTCACTTTACCTGAGTGGATGGACTTACACCCAGGTGAGCTCTTCTCGATCGTCTCCTGCTTGAGAGCTATCTACCATACTGAGAACGTGTACTCGATGTTGGGAGATTTAGCTGCTGTTGTGGGGCCGGGTGGAATGCTGATAATTGAAGCTGACAACCCAACGACGATTCTTGATTGGTGGAATAGAATGTGGTCGAAGATCCTCAAGGTGGATGACAGTGACGTCTACTATGAAGAACGATCTCTGAACTACAACTACACTCGAAGAGGTATGATAAAGGTGTTAGAAGCAAGTGGGTGGGAGGTTGATACGTTTGGTGTCAATCTACTCACCCGGCTTCTTCCATCATGTGTGACGACGAGCAGTAGCTGTGGCCCAGTCGTTAGATGGCTTTCTAGATTCTTGTCGAAGTTTGATAAGTTTGTAGCACCCTTCTTTCCAGGACTATCTTGTAGCTTCGTTTTGATGGCGGTCAAGGACTAACTACCTCTAGCAGGTAACCCATGCCAACTGAAGAACTAGTAGAGACCCCAGAGGCCCCACAGCCTCTTGCGCTTACGCCTTTGATTACACTGACAGCAACGCTCGACCAGTTGACTGGCGTTGACGATGTACTAGGTGCGTTGCGTATTACGCTGAAGCACTTCGGGAATTGGGTACCGCGCATTGTAGGTACTTCTCTTGTTGTCAAGATTCAGTATTTTGTTAGGCAACCTGCTGGTGTCCCGATCAGTATCCCGATCTGGGGAAACGACCAGATTACGCCAAATGGCACCTACTACATGATTGAGGGTATTGATTCAAGAGGGAACGTCAACTGGTGTGGCTTCTACGTACTAACTGGTAGTGGTAGTCAGGACCTCTCCAGCCTACCACAATACGACCCCATCACGCAGCCAGTCCCACCCTTACCACCTGAGATTGATGTTGAACTACTCACTATACTTGCATCAAACGATATGGTGTTTCCAGGAGGTGAGTATACCGCCTTCTACACCCAACTTACTGGTGATGTTCTACTACCAACAATACAGGACATGGTTCCTGGCAATCTCTACACCTTTATCATCCAGCAGGATGCTACTGGAAACCATCAGTTTGTCTGGCCCACAAATGTATTCAACGGGAACACTATCTACAATCTTCCTAGCTGGCTAACCTTTCAGACGTTTGTGTGTACCAGTACAGGTAGCCTTTACGCGATCGCACCAGCGACCTACGGCCAATGAAACGTAGATTACAAACGATGAATTCCACACCTTCAATGCTCTTTCGGGGTATTGATGCTGAGGTCTGGGAGGTTACACTAACTGGTGATGTTACATCTAGTATAGGTCGGTTTATGACTCCTGGTAGGCTCTACACCTTTATCGTCATTCAGGACAATGTTGGTAATCATGCCTTTCCATGGCCGGTTGCTGCAATAAACGGAACGCCAGTAGATCAAACACCAAACTCCGTTACCGTGCAAAACTTTATTGGTGGATACAGTGGGCGATTGGATGGTCACGTACCGGGAACTTGGTTTGAAGTAGGGATTGGAGGAAACAGTGGCATCGACAAAAATTGGCCCGATTGATGTTGCAGCACAATTGATTGTGTTCGGTGTACCTGGGACACCATTAGAGCCCAACCCTACAGCGTCGGTTGGACTGTGGTTTGATCCATCAGGAACACCAGGACCAGCGGGCAATGCTGGAACTATGCATCTTGATGTCTATGCAAATCCTGGGCAAGGTATGCCGGCTTGGAATATGACTGGCCATCCAGGTGATGGGACAGCTGCTTGGACCTTCTTCCGTCTGGAATACTCCGGTGTAAACAACTTCCCAGCAGCAGGGCTCCCGCAACTAGAAGCACCATTTCAGCTTGGATTGATGAATGGTGGTACAGGTAGTACCGCTCTCAACAACTACAACCTCTGGTGCGGCGGAAGCTATGTTGCTGGTGGTAAGGGGATGACGGTATGGGCAAAAGCTGACTCGAATGTGATAGATTTCCAGGGGTTGACGATCAGTGCCACTACACCCCTAGTACCAGGTACTTACGATCAAGACCTCCGGTTGAACTACCTTGGCGGGAACGTCTATCTTGGAAGTAACATGAGTGTCTCGTCGGATGGTAATACCCTAACGGCAGGTATTCATGTAGCAAGAGCTCTAGTTGCGAATGGTCAAAGATTCCCGTCCGCTCCCACCCTGCCTTACGCCTCGTTGAATTGGTTAGGAACTAACCATTTCGCCGCAGCTCTCTTTGGTAGCTCAGCTACACCAACAAATGGCGGGATTGAGTTGTGGGGAGCTAATTCAACAGGGATCAATGATGTTATCTATCTTGAACTCCAGATGACGGGAGCTACCTTTGGTGCACTAGGCTTGACGAACTACCCAGTAAATATCAATGGACCTCTAACTGCTACTAGTGCTCTTATTAGTCAGGGTGTTCATGGTCCAACTATTCCGGCTGGGGCCTTAGCTCTCTGGTTTGACCCACAAGGAACAGTAACGAATGGTGTTGCAGCTGGAACTGCTCACCTTCAGTTCAATGCGAATCCAACTACAGGCGCACCTGCCTTGAATGTAGAAGGTATGGCCCAAGATGGAACTGGGTTGTTTACCTACTTCCGACTAGCTATAACCACTAACCAGCCAGGTGGTGTATCGTTTGTTGGCACCCCGCAGATTGAAGCAGATTCGCAGTTGGGTCTCTTCAATAGCGGATTCAATGACTACAACTTGTGGATAGGTGGAGGTTACGTACCTGGCACTCAGGGGATGACAGTTTGGGCGAGGGCGTCGGAAGATGCGATAGACTTTCAAGGGATGACTGTCCCAGTAAGTTTCAACGCACCAACCTATGACCAAGACATTCGGTTGAATTATCTAGGTGGAGATGTTTACATCGGGCCGAATGCGAATATTACTGAAGAAGGTGCAGCTGAGTTTACCAGTTGTACAGTTGGTGGATCACCCGTACTTACTCAAGCTGAGTTGCCACCAGGTAGTTTTGTCTATCCACCAGTAGGTGTTGCTGTATCAACTTCGAGTTCGTGGGGACCTTCGATTGACCCAACAACACTCCTTACTACAAATCCAAGTCAGAACGTCCTTATCCAACTCAACCAGGGTGGTACGTTACAAAATTGGCAAATACAAGGAGCAGCTCTTCCACCAATTCCAGGAACTGTCACTGAGCTAAACACTGGATGGATCATACTTTCGAGTGGTGCTGGTCAGGATACTACGGGTACTACTGGTCAGGCAGCTGGAAGTGCGGCTTCAGTCGGTTTGCAAGGAGGCGCTGGTGGTGCTGCTCCGGCTGGGAGTACAAACGGGAATGGTGGAGCAATTTTTCTAGATGGAGGAGCTGCCGGGAGTGGGGCAGGAACGCCTGGGCACATAGGTCGTGTCTACATTCAGTCTGCGGGACATGGAGATACTTACATTGGTGGCGATTTTGGTAGCCCGCACTTCCATGCTGCTTACGGTGGTCAGATTGATACTACAGTCAACAACAACGGCGTGGGACTTACGACGCCTTCGAACGGGCTGACGATTACATGGAACTTGCATAGCGGTGTTGGTGAGACTGACTTTATCAATTCGAGCGCTACTGTTGGCGGCGGGTTCTACTGGTATAACGTACCGCAGAATACTGCAGTCACGGGCGCAACCCAACCATCCATGATACTTGATTCAGCAAACAATCTGAACACGTATGGATATATCTATATCAATGACTTTGCCACAACTGGCAATACTTATGGAGTCTTCAATGTTTCGTCCCACCTAGCAGTAAACGCTACCGCCTTTGGCGTCGTAACTGGAACGGGTGGAATGGGTGTTTCAGGCGCAGCGTTTGCTTTGGGGTTTGTAAATACAGGCACTCCAGCGAACAACTACGGGATATTGCAGATGGCGTTGGGTCAGCCAGTAATGATTACAATGGCAGGAGGCATTGCCGCACTAGGCCCTATCCAAGCCCCTTATGTTGAAGGATACGGCGTAGCTCCTGCTCCCATTGATTCAAACGGCAAGATCATAATCGGCCAGGGTGGTGAAGGTTCCCCAGTCATCAACATGGTTAGAGGGCAGAGTGGGACAGCTAACCAGCATATCTGGAGTAACGTCTCGTGGGATGGGACACTACGCTTCAGTGCAATGAGTGATGATAACATAACAACCAACACCGTTTGGTTGAATGTTACTAGGGTAGCAGCTGCAGTTACAGCAATCAACTTTTCGTCAACAAATTTTGGCATCAACCTCGTTAGTGGTGGCGCCTTCACCGTTGCTGGAGGCGCAAAGAACTTCGTTGTCCGAGATCCTCTTGACGACAGTAAATTTCTGTTCCACTCCTGTTTGGAAGGACCAGAGCATGGTGTCTTCTATCGTGGTGAAGTAACTACGGAAGGTGGGGTAGCAGAAGTAGCGCTGCCAGACTACTTCGAGGCGTTGAACTATCCAGAAGATCGCTCCATCCTTCTGACACAGGTGTTTGAAGATGACGACGTTGAGTTAGCTTTGTTGGCAGGTTCTAGGATAGTAGATGGCAAGTTTAGAATCCGATCAAGTGTCCCAGTCACAACCGTAGCATGGGAAGTCAAAGCAGTACGACGTATTGGTACAGATAGACTTCTTGTACGCGAGAATGTAGATGACAGACCAGACCTTCTGCCTCCAGCAGAAACGCAAGAAGAGGAAGCAGCGAGACAAGCAAAATCTAGAAAGAAGGCCGCATGACAAACGGAAAAGCAGAATTTACTGAAATCGAGCAGTTGAAACTCGAAAACTTCGCGTTACGCTTCAACGCTGCCCAGATACACTTACAGCAGATTATGGCAGAGCGCGGTGCCTACATCAACGACATTCTTAGCAGACACCCGGGTTACAAGTGGGTAGAAGGCGAAGGACTAGTCGCTGAACAACCTAAAGAAATTGACGATGACGAAATGGTTGAAGCCCGTCCCCAGTAGGAGTCATTCATGGCACCACAGAGACCAGCAACAAGAAACCAATTCATGACGGCTGTTAGACAGCAGGCCATTCCTCCTGCTATCTTTGGCGTCCCACCCTCGTCGGTTATTCCACGAATCGTTGAGGGTATGTCAGTCGGTGCTCCAACCAGGCAGGACACCGCATCTATTCAGCTGACAGGAGGACAACAGTACATCTCGGATATCGCGACGACGTACTGGTTTAGCTTCCTCCAGCCTATCCGACCAGTGGCACCTCCAGGTTTTAGGCCACGCCAGTCTGAATTCATTCCCGGCGCCAACCTAATCTGGACTCCAGGTGAAGACAAGGGTGGGATCACGTTTGAAGCACTTAGAACGCTTGCTGACTCCTGGGATATGTTGCGGATCATCATTGAGACTCGTAAGGACCAACTATGTGCCATGCCGTGGGTTGTGAGATTGAAGAGAGAGCCCGGTGAGTCAGAAGGGGATTACAAGAAGAGGAGCTTTAGTGATACGAATCTAAAGAAACTGAACGACTTCTTCAAGTTTCCTGATGGATTTCACAACTGGCGGACGTGGATGAGGATGTGGTTTGAAGACCTGTTGGTACTTGATGCTGTAGCACTCTACAAGCAGAGGGATCTAAGTGGTAAGATAGCAAACATCATGCCGCTAGATGGTGCGACGATTGCTCGCATGCTAAACGATCAAGGTATTACACCAAAGGCACCAGATATCGCCTACCAACAGGTCCTGTATGGTACACCGTCAACAAACATGACGACTGATGACCTGATCTACTTCATGAACAACGAACGTACTCACAAGAGGTATGGGTACTCACCAGTTGAACAGATTCTAGTTACCATCGGGATCGGCCTACGCAAGCAGATGTTCCTTACTGACTACTATACTTCCGGTAACATGCCAGAAGCACTCTGCTTCCTCCCACCAACTTTGGCTCCATCCCGGATTCAGGAGATTCAAGAATGGTTCGACTCGGTCCTTGCTGGCGACTTGGCGAAACGTAGAAGGTTGATGTTCCTGCCTGGGTACGGGGCTGGTACGTCCGGTAGTAGAAACGTTCGACCAAACATTGTCTTCCCGAAAGAAGTACTCTTGAAGGATGCTTTGGACGAGTGGTTGATGCAGATAGTCTGCTACGCCTTCTCAGTTTCTCCTCAGAACCTGATGAAACAGATGAACAGAGCTTCAGCTGAGAGTTCTGCTACACAGGCCGAAAAAGAAGGCCTAAGGCCGACACTTGTTGCAGTTGAAGACGTTCACAACCAGATCCTGGCTGAGCTTGGCTTTAGTACCGGGTACGAATGGACCTTTCAGGAGACGGGTGATGTTGATCCACTTCGCCAAGCTCAGATTGATAACCAGTTGGTGGGCAAGTTGTATTCTATCAACGAGTTGAGAGAGAAGCGCGGTGACGATCCCAGGCCAGAAGAAGAAGCAGATCAGCTTGGCATATTCACACAACAGGGCTGGCTACCAATAACTCAGAACATACTGGACCAGCAAGGAGGTTCCGGTGGCGGTCAGGAAGATGGTGACGAAGAAGATGATGGTGTACCAGAAGGCGAAGAGGAGGAGGAGCCTGTGCCTGCTACAGCTAGAGTTACGAGGCTGGTACGAGTCAGCAAAGGCATAAACCTTCCCGATCATCCAGTGTATGGAAACCTAGTGGCGTATGACCGGTTCTTTGCCTACGACCCGGACAAAGACACGGTCTACGTCAAGGGGAATATTGATCTCAGGGAAGCTGTTGCTCAGTTCAAGAAGGACCACCCTCTTGCTGGTAGCAAAATACATCTGAATGGAGCCTTGCGGAAGTGAACAGCCTAGAAAAGATTCTAGCTACTCACCCGATGAAGCTTAGTGAGCCGCTAGTCTGTGTTCTAAGGAGCAGTGCCAAGAAGATCTACCACACCTCCCTACTTCTGAATCCTGGGAAGGAGCATCCTTGGGAACAACGTGGTGATGGTAGTAGTGATCGTAAGAAGAAGTTCAAGCCAGGTGATAGGGTTCTGATTGACGAACAGTTTGAAGGTGCTGGTGCTGGCGGTATTGGAGTTGTAACTTCTGGACCTGATGGAACCAACGACCTTCCTATCCAGCGACTTGTAGATGAAAACGGTCATTTCATTGGTCTCTATCATGAAACTTTCCTTAGCCCAGTTGGAAAGATGGTGAAAGCCGGGATTGTTATCAATCCTGACTTGTCTCAAGGCGTTCATGCTGATTCTAAGAAGAAGATCCAAACTGTGGTCAGGAGGTTGTTCAACCGACTATCTACTCGTTTGAGTGATGAAGTTCGTAATCATGTAAAGAAGTGTGTAGCTTGTGAAGGCGGCGATTGTGAACTTGTACACAAACTAGTCAAGAATCGGAAGCTAGAAGGCCGCACCACCTTCCAAGGTCTCAACATCAGTATCGAGAACGACAAAGGATCAACTCGTTCAGGTACTCACTCCGATGGTACTACCTGGTCAGTTACGATGCAACATCCTTACGGGTACATTCGGATGACTGAGGGTGTTGATGGTGATCATGTTGATTGCTTCATCGGCCCAAACCCGAATGCAAAGTATGCTTACGTCGTGCACACAAACGACAATTCAGGCGCAGCTTATGATGAAGATAAGTGTATGCTTGGATTTGATAGTGTTGAAGAGGCACTATCTGCTTTCCTAGCAAACTACAGTGATGCCAAGTTCTTCAGACATATTGAAGTGCTACCGATGGCTGAATTCAAGGAGAAGGTTCTAGCGACTAGAGGGAATCCTATTCCACTGACAATCGCCGCAGCAGCCAAAGCTGTACCGTCGCGTTTTGAACAAGATGTTATTCTTCAAGGCAAGATGGGGCGTAGGCTTGATCCTGTTGACGAATTTGAAGGTGATATTCTTGCCATACATCGTGATGAGTATGACAAGGCGAAACAGATGTACGATAACGACATCTGGGACCTGACCCTCCCAATGCAGACACGTCGTGATATGGGATCTGACTACATCTACTTTGGTGTGGACAAGTCTGTTGTTGGTGAGGCTCTTGCCAAGGCGGATCAAGATGATATAAGAAGACGTCTTGAAGAGATCATGGAAGAGGAGTTCGGGAAACTTCCACCCGAGATAGAAGACGCGTTACTAACCACTGCTTTAGCTGGTGCTGCTAAGGGACTAGTAGATCTGAATGTTGTTGACATGGGTTTGACTAACAGGGTGAACCAACTAGCTGGTGATTGGGCACGTAATCGAGCAGCTGAGATGGTTGGTATGAAGTGGGATGGTGGGGATCTGATCGCTAACCCTGAAGCCAAGTGGTCGATTGCTGAGACGACAAGGACCCAGATCAACCAACTCGTTACTCAAGCGTTCTTGGAACCAACAGGTGTAGATGCGCTTGCAAGTTTGATTGAAGAGGCTGGATCCTTCTCTCCTGATCGTGCTGAGATGATTGCGCGGACAGAAATCAAGAATGCAGCTACACAAGCAAACTGGCTCTCGTGGGTTGAAAGTGGTCTTGTTAGTGAAGTGAGTTTCTTGAATAGCAGTGTTGGTCATGTTTGCCAACTATGTATCGACTTAGCTGAAGGATCACCCTATCCGATAGACAGTGCTCCCCATCCCGTTTCAGATACACATCCAAATTGCCGGTGTTCTCTATCAGCTTCTGGATTTACTTCTACAAAAGCTGACTACCCGGTAGCGTTATTGAAATCTACATAGTTAGAGAGGTCCAAGATGGCAACTACATTCACACTGGGTAGATGCAACACAGTGGAGTTAGCAGCGAATGATCCTACAACATTGGTTGGCGGGTCAGGAAACACTCTACAACTTATCAACTTTGGGCCTGGAACAGCTTACTTTCGTAATGATGGAGGCGTAGCGGCAGTAGGTTCGCCACAGTGTGTGATGTTGCCCATGGGCGTAGGTGACAACGGTGTTCCTGTTGGTTCAGCGTTTTCCATCATCTCAGACGACGCTGCTACTATAACGGTACGTACATCGTCTAGTTTAGGAAACTAACATGACATTCTTTTCAATTGGCGGAGGAGGGTCCGGTACACCAGGACCACCAGGACCTCAGGGACCAGCTGGTCCCACTGGAGCAACAGGTCCCACTGGAGCAACAGGTCCTCAAGGTCCAATTGGACTAACTGGAACGCAAGGACCAGCTGGTGCAACTGGCCCAGCAGGACCAACAATTTACCCGCCAGCTGGGATAGCTGTATCTAGTGGATCAGCATGGCTTGCATCGCTCGTAGAGGGAATTGATACTAGTAGCACAACATCAGTTCTCTCTTACTTCGAGGCTGCGACTAGTTATGTAGCTTCTGCTACTTACTCCTACGGTATTTCTCCGAATGGTTACTTTTTAGTTAGATTTCCTGATACTGGCCCACCAAGTCCAGCAACTGACTTAGCTATTCCCTTCAATTGTGTTGTAGCAGGATTTCTTGTTCACTACGAAAATACAAATCCTGCTAGCTTACCTTCTGCTGAACCTATAATCTACAATCCTTGGAATTTCACAACAGGTCATGGCATTTTATCAACGTCAGTCCCAGTAAATCTTGCAAGTAGAACCGAGTTAGTTACAACTTTCAGTAATCCAGGTCTAACTGCTGGTGATAGAATCCGAATCAACATCTTCAACCCAGCATGGGTAACACCTCCAACTTCTTTAGCTGTAGGTTGTTCCTTGATTCTAACTCCGACAGTAACATAGGAAAAAACGATGGCATTCTTCTCGATAGGTGGTGGCGGAAGTGGGAGTGTTGGCCCAGCTGGACCACAAGGTCCGCAGGGACCAGCTGGTGCAACAGGCCCTCAGGGACCAGCTGGACCGACAATCTACCCAGCGCCAGGACTTGCTGTTTCAACAGGTGCAGCTTGGGGAACGTCTATTGATCCTACTAGCATCCCACTGCCCGGCTTGATTACGTTTAGATGGCAGACGGTACCTGTATCTTGGATCAATAGTATGAATTACACTATTGGTGCTTGGCCCATTACCATCCACCAAGATCCAGCAGCCCCTAACTTCTTTGATAACACTATGCAGGTATGCCCAGTTGAATGCCAACCGCTCTTTCTCTACGCAGCGTACATCAATACAGTTGCCACCCAGGTAGCTTCGGGTGAGACGATAAGTATGTCTTTGAATCGTAACAACCCGACAGATGGATGGATACAGTTATTCAACGAGCCAATGGTATGGAGCGGTAGTCCTCAAGGAAACATCTATACCTTCGACCTATCCACAATTGTTTCAGGAACGATCAAGGCAGGTGATAGGATGTCGTTCAATCTTGCACCAACACCTGCGTGGGTAACTCCACCTACTTCTCTCGCTTTTTGTGCAATCATGTATGCCAAAGTCGTAGCAGCTTATACTGCTTTTGCACTCTCCGATCCACCTCCGCCAGGAACATTCGGAAGTACACTTATACGTAGACGTAAGTGAGGATAACGGTATGAACTTCGTCAAATTCGTCCAGTTCACAAAGGTCAACGGAATGAATCACACCGTTGAAGGCATCCTAACAGATGAGACGCCAGATAAAGTTGGAGAGATCTGTGACTACGCCTCGTCCGTTCCTCACTACAAAGTTTGGTCTGGAGAATTTCACAAAGCTACTAATGGCGCCTCGATGGGAAACGTTCGAGAGATGCATCAGATGAAGGCTGTTGGAAAATTCAAGGACATCACCTACGACGATGCCAACAAGGCGATCACAGGTGTTGCTGAAATCGTCGATCCCCTGGCCTGGGAGAAGTGTGAGAAAGGTGTTTACACAGGATTCAGCCATGGTGGGGCCTATGTTGGGAATCCTAAGAGAGAAGGACAGTTCAAGCGGTACACAGCCAAGCCGACTGAAGTTAGTCTAGTCGATAATCCTTGCAATCCTTCAGCACACTTTACCTACGTCAAGGCTGATGGTAGCACTGAGTTGAGGAAGTTTGTAGGATCTGAGCAGGAAGCAGAAACTCAGATCACGCCTCCTGATCAGCAGGAACTTACTGGTAGCCAAGCAGCGATCGGTGCTGCTAGTGCGGTAGAACATGACGCTGCTGAACAGTATCATCTAACTCAGGCAGCTGCTGTAGCTGATACTGCTGATCCACTATCAGTAAAGCATACAGAGGCTGCTGGTAAACATCGTGCTGCTGCATCTGCACTCCGGGATGGTCATCGACATGCTGGGTGGTACTCAGCTGATGCTAGGAATGCTAGTGACGCGCTAAGATGGCCGTCTTCTGTCTCAGATGAAGATGCAACCAAGCCGATTCCTAATCTGGAGTACACATCGGCCGGAAAGAAGACTGATACAAACAAGGTAGCTGAAAACGTTCTAGATAAGGGTGGACCCGGCTCTGGTGTTAGAGGCCATCGCGGTATCGAAGGAGCGAAGACAGCTACAACGAAGGAAGACCACCTGGAAGCCGCTGATCTACACGAGGTTCAAGCCAACTACCATGAAGATCGAGCTGTTCGAGCGAAGAGAGATTATGAAGAGCGAGGCGCTCCTCCCTGGGATATGCATAGGCATACTGAAGCACTAACTGCAAACGCGGATGCAGCTACTGCACATAGGAATGCAGCAAATGATGGAGGTTTATCATCTGCTGCCCATCGAGCTTCAGTCACTGCTGAAGAGGCAACAGACCGAGCTAACTATCCAACAAGTAAAGCAGTTGAGAGTGAGATTACAAAGTTGAATCCTACTGGTGTCAATCAGTGGAGTAAAGAAGGCGCAGCTTCAGCTACAACAGTTGCGTATGGAAAGACTGATCACGCGATAAACGAGTCGAAGATTGCTGATTCAGCTAGTGCTGAAGATTTCAAATCAGATCAGAAAGCAGCTAGAGCGCATGAATCAGCAGCAAAGGCCCATGATGCGGCTGCAGCAGCGAATCGGGCAGTGGGTGATGAAAACCAGTATCATAGGCATGTTGCAGCATCTTCAGAACATAGTAGTAAGGCTTCCGACCACAGAAGTCGAGCAGCAAACATCAAGGAGAGAATTGGTAAGGTTGCTGCAAGCTTTCTCGATGGGATTATCTCCAAATCAGTAGAAAAGACCTTCCCAGAAGGCGTTCCTGATCTTGAGCCGACCTACGACGTCCTAACTGAGATGGTTCTAGCTAGAGTTGATAGCGAAGGTAATCTTTCAAAGGAAGCTGAAAGGGAGATAAGTCTAGCAGCTAAGGCGTTGATGAAAGATGCGGCCACGAAACCTTACGGTGATGTAACATACGCTGATCCCGGCTACCAAGAAGATAAGAAGAAACGCTACCCAGTCAACAACGAAACTCGTATACGCGCTGCTTGGAACTACATTCACCAGGCAGGAAACGCCGCTAAGTACACAGGTGATCAGGTCTCATCAATCAAGTCGAGGATTGTATCAGCTTGGAAGAGTAAGATTGACAAGGATGGCCCTCCCTCTGCTGAGAAGGTGATGAAAGCTATCGAAGATATTGTGGAAAAGGCGATGGCTGACGCCAAGATGGAGAAAGGGATGGATACAGTCCAGCAGTTAGCTAGGATCCTTTCTCAACTCGCTTGGCTACAGTGGGGTGTATACAACGAACAGGTTAGGGAAGGTGATGACTCACCTCTTCCAAACGAACTCCGAGCTCAACTTACAACTTTGGCTGGAACGCTTGTAACCATGGTACAAGAAGAGACCCGGGAGCTTGTGGAAGGTGCGAATGAGAGCAAACCGCCGGATGACCTCGGAGTACCATGTGGAGTGCCTTGTGGGCCACTCTACTGTCTAGCAGATTCAGGAATCTTGAAGGCGAGCCTAACTGAAGAAGAAGAAGCTGCGTTCATGAAAGACTTCATTGATATTGGAGACGGAATTCATCTTGTTAGGGCGTTTATTGGTGAAGATTTGGAGAAGGGTGGTCCTGGTTCAGGTAGACGTAAGGGTGGAGGGGTTGAGATTCCTGTTGATCATGCGCGTATGACGCAACACCATTCTGATAGCCATGCTTCATACATGAACGCTAGGCAGGAACATCTTGACGCAATTGGACCTGGTACTTCTCCAGAGGCAGCACTCAACCATCTAGCGTCTGCTAAGGCAGCTGAACATGCTGCCAACATGCATAGTCAAGCTCGAACGTTCAACGCTGCGGCTGCGGAGGGCGGTGGAGAGGGCCTGAAAGGGCATGCAGAAGAAGCTTCAGAACGTGCTGAACAAGCAGACAAAGCATACTCTGAAGCTGCTCGAAAGTCTGGCCCTGGAAAATTCAAAACTGCAGGGCAGTAGTTAGATAGTTGTAGGAAGTAAAATCATATTCGCCTTTTACGGCGAGGAAAGGTAGTATGTTATGGCGGAAACAACCAACAATACACCCTTGCTGGAGAAGGCTGCGCAGGAGAGTATTAGCAAGAGTCTGGGCAGGATGGCTGCAGCAACAGAGAGCTTCAACACAACCATGGCACGCCTCCACAAGGCGCATCACGATGACATGAGTAAGGCGTATGGCGGTCTGGCTAAGGCCCTAGGCGTCGAAGGCTTTCCGTATAGTGTTGGTGGAAACGGGGAACCTGGCTCAGTCGACATCGAGAAGGAAGGAACGAAGAACCTTCAGGACTTCGAACCCAAAGGGCCGTGGGATCATGGTGCTGCTCCGCGTTCAGACCCTCCTCCTGCTCCTGGAGAGAAGGCTGCGCCTGCTGGAACACTGACTAAGGATGAAGTGGCGGCGATGATCAAAGCCGAGCGGGAACAAACAGTAAACGACACAGTAAGTGAAGTTCTCACCGCGCTATTCGGAAAGGGTCATGATGCTGATGATCTCTGCCCAAATTGCCATCTGAAGAAGGGTGAGTGCAAGTGTGCTGCCATGAAGGTCGAAAGGGCTGCACCTGCTGCTGGAATCGGTGACCGGGGAAGCATTGCACCAGTAGTTCGTGGAGAAACTCCATTGACTAAGGGTGGAGCTATTGTACAAGATGCGCCCATGACAGACTCTGAGCGTGAAGACGTCGTTCGTAAAGCCGCGAACGGCGATACTGATGCCATTCTAAGGTTGATGAAAGGAGCGAGGCCGACTGACGTTCCTACAACCTTGGTGGAACCTCTGTCCAAGATTCACTAAGAACCAACTGCAAACATCCGGGTCCTGCTGAAGACGTTAGCATCAGGCTGGCGTAGCTTTAGCAGGACTGAATTTTGTTGAATTAGGACCTTCAGCAAGGAGAACTGCCATGAACCTCGACGCAAGTGTACTACAACTCATCAGCGAGTTGAGAAAAGACATCAACACCACGACCGGTATCAACATGGGTACCGGTTTGAACTTCTACTTCCTGGAGCCGCAGGCGAAGAACATCTACCCTGTCTTCTATCCACTGTTGGCGTCGATTCCAAGGCGGAACCCGATGTTCAACGGAATGAAGGTCGGCGGTCTCGGAGTCAACTGGAAGGCCGTAGTAGCAATTGATACCGGCGGCTATCCCGGCGTTTCAGAAGGCAACAGGAATGCCTTCATGAACTTCTCCCAGAAAGACTTCTACGCTCCATACAAGTTCCTCGGCAAAGACGTAGAAGTAAGCTTCCAGGCCCAGCAGACTGGTCTTGGATTTGATGACAACATCGCCATCGCCCAGCTTGGCCAATTGAATGCCTTGCTGAACGGTGAGGAGCGGATGATCCTCTTCGGGAATTCCGGCCCAGCCAGTGCAGGTGGGACATACGGATTCGCGTTGGGCACCACTCCTACTCCGGTAGCAGTAGCAGTCCCGACTGAGGCAGGTAGCAACGGGATTGGAACTGGTATCCCAGCGGGTGATGTTGTTGTATTCTGTGTTGCACTGACTGCCTGGGGCGGGTACATGGCCACTAGCACCGGTGTGAAGCTTCCTTACATCAGAACAAACGCTGATGGGTCTCAGGACCGCATCAACGGTGGTACTGGTCAGATTTCAGCTGGTTCTGCTGCTGCAACAACGACAGCCGCAGATGGGACTGTTCAAGTTACACTACCTGCTGCTGTTCCAGGTGCAGTTGCTTACGCCTGGTACGTCAATAGCACAGGTGCTACAGCGGCTGGTGCTTACTTCTGGGGCACTACTTCTTACCCAGGAGCACTCATCTCGAATCTGCCGGTTACAACCAACCAGGTAGCAAGTGCTGTTGACCCGACAACGTCAGCCGGACTCACGACTGATAACTCCTACAATACTCTCGACTTCGACGGCATGATGACCTGGGGTTTCAACTGGTCTTCAAACCCGAATATGCCGTCGTATTGGAAGGACTTCGCCGGCGGTGGGTTTACCTCCAATGGTGACGGTACGATTGCAGAATTTGAAGCCGTGCTTGATTGGGCATGGTTGAACTACAAGATTACCTTCGACAAGATATATGTCGGCGGTGCTCTCATCAACGCCTGCTCCAGAGCAATTATCTCGAATGGTTCTGGAGCGTCAGCTGCCCAGCGCATCATCTTCGACAGAGATGCAGATGGGTCGTTGAAAGGCGGTACGAAACTTGTCGAATACCGCTCGAAGTACTCGAATGCTGGTGCGCCGAAAGTGCTCCCGGTACTCACTCACCCATGGATGCCTGATGGGACGGTATTCTTCCACCTCCAGAACAATCCGTACCCTGCGGCCGGCAACTCGATTCCAGGTGTCTTCCAGGTAATGTCTTTGGAAGATCACTTCAGCATCAAATGGCCGTATCGTAAGTTGCAGCATGAGCTTGGTACGTATTGCTTCGAGACACTGCAATGCTACATTCCGTTTGGTATTGCAGTACTAACAGGCCTGGCTAACAAGGTCAACTAAGGCAGCTTGTGGGAGTCGCTGGCGCCAGGGCTCCCACCCTTTTCCGTTCCAGGCGCGTCTGCTCGTCCAGATCAAGGCTTGCCTCCAACGCCTCAGCCAAAGCGGTAAGCAGTTTGTTGTAACTTTACTCCTTCTTCCAACTGTGTTGAATATTCTGAGTTAGGGAGCGGTTAGACTTGGCCGCTCCCACTTTTCTTGAATGGAGGAAGTTAGATGCATAAACGCCAACGAACTACACAGGGCTGGGGAGTGTTCAGGTCATACGAAGATAACCAGTTAGTTCAGTTTGATATAGCTCCATCAACCCCATACGTAGGAGAACTCTTCAAGTTGGCTCCTCCTCATGTTACTGGGCCGAAGTGCTACTGTGAACCTGCGATGGGTTCCGCCAAAGAGAAAGAAGTGGAAGGACAACCAGTTCCCGTATACATACATAGGCATAGGTGGGAGGAAACGACCCGTGAAGACCTTACAGAGATTTCTTCTGCTAATCCTTCTACCGATGTTGGGGTGCAGTCATTCCCTCATCGTCATAAACTGCGGAATCGCAAACAAAACCGCAGCAGCGATGGCACCTATGACACCTGAAGCTTACTGCCTAGCACTTCTTACACCCAACATCTCCTTGAAGAAACTACCGGGAACAATATCGACTGAGCAGAAAAACTTCTGTGAAGAACTTCTGGAGCACCCACCGATCAAGAATCCACAGGAAGCTAAGTGACCAAGTATAGAATAGTAGTACCGGGAGGTGTTCACGAGGTTGAAGATGATAGTTCAACTGATGCTATCAGCAAAGTTGTAGCAGACTTACAGTTGAAGGCAGAGGAGGTAAAAGAAGATACTCCAGAAGAACAGAAGGAGTAGTTCTTCTAGTTTTGTATATATGATTGAGGAAATGAATGAACAATTGGAACCCGAATTTGACTATAGCACCATGGTTGAAGGGAGAAGAGCCATCTGTAGAGAACTCTTCCAACGACTCCAACATGGTTGTACCTTTTGATGAGGCTATTGGCGCGTCGATAGTTAGAATCTTTGAAGAGCCTGGTGGCGTTCTTGAAATAGGCTGTGGGCAAGAATCCGAGATGATGATTGCACTGAAGTATGCCGGACATGAAGTATTCGGCTACGATCTAAACCCATCCTCTTCAGTAGGTGAAGTTTCGAAGTACAATCTTAGAAATCCGGGTTTGCACTACTTCGACGTCCAACGGCACATGTTGTGCACAAAGACGCTCTGCTACTTGACGATCCCTGAAATGGTTAGGGCCTTGAAGTGGATGTTTGAAACGTTTACTGACAGAGCATTCATCTACACACCAGATTCGTCGCAGCAGATGACGTATGACCCAGCTTGTATAACATTTGTAGATGCACAATGGTTGGCGTGGGTATGTAGTCAGATTGGAGGGTACGCCTTCGTACTCAACTTCTACCACGACCCGAATACAGGGTATGGACCTGCTGTCTGCTGGCTGAAGGAAGAAGTAGATTCTTGGAGAACAGCAACAAAGGTCATGCTAGCTGTAAAGTCAGCTGTTGGTGATCCACGATTTTCAATCACATTGGAGTAGGAGAGACTTGGCTACAATCTTTGATGTAACCAAACAAGAGTGGAATAAGGAGTTAGTAGTTCCGACAGACTCCTTGAAGCTACTACAAAAGGTAGCTGAGTATTCTGAGATTCAAACAGAAGTCGTTGATATTGGTGGAGAACACATCTGCATCTCACCATCCACAACCTTTGATGGTTCCTGGGAGTTGTTTGGTGATATCTTGTGTCCTTGGCGTATAACTCAGCCTAAGAAGTTGATTAGCTATCTGATCTTTTCAAACAGAGCGTGGTTGATAAATGGGATTGACGAACCCTCTTCTGGAAACTTTGGGAAGTTGAGTCTACAAGTTCCTAAGAACCTTCTGTTTGTTGGTGGTGAGTGGGAGTATTGGTACGAAGCTAGAGAGAAGAATCATAAAAGGAAGATCAGGCAGAATCTTCAGAGAGCAGCAGAACTGAAGACTAGGATTGAAGGACCTGATTACGTCAACACTCCTGAGTTTAGTGGACTACTTTGGATACAAAGAAAACACTTGAAGGCTACTGCCTGGTTGAAGTACGATCCTATCTGTCTTGATCGAATGGAGAGACTTTACGCCGCGTTTATGCAAGCTATTCTGCTAACTCCGGAGTTACAGCCCAGGTTGTGGGTTGGTAGTTCTGAAGGTGGGATGGATTGCGCTGCTACGATTACAGCAACAATCAACGGATGTAGGTTTATGATCTCGACGTTGATGAATCATGGAATGCCAGGTGTTGGGGCTGCTGTTAGATCACAAGTCATCAAGGATTCAGTTGAAGACTCTACAGTTAGTTGTGTAGACATGATGATGGGTAATAGTTACTTCAAGCGGATGTATGAACCAGACCTATCCTACAAGACGCATCTGCTAGCAATCTATCCAACTAGATTTTGGGAAGATCCCGGTACAGAAGTTGACCTAATTCCTACTCCGCCATTCATAGCGGATGGGAAGCTCTACACGCTTGAACCTCACGAGCTTGACTTGGAGTAAAACATGGGTACAACACCAACCCCGCCTGTCGTAGGGCCCAACCCCATCGACCTGTGCACCGTTGCGGATGTGTTAGGCTGGCTGAATGCTAACAGTCCACCAGCACCTACTCAGCCAACTGATACCGATCAGATTCAACAGATCATTACTGCTTGGTCGTCGATGTTTATGTGGCGCACCGGTCGCGGCGATATGGCTGAGGACACGCCTACCGAGTCGCCGTTCAACTCCTGGGTAAACTATCAGGAGGCATACGACGGGAATGGTTCCATGAAGCTCTACCTCAGGAACTACCCTATCCAGGCTGTCAACGTACTACAGGTCGGAAATACTATCATCCCAGTTAGTCCAAAGTTTGGAGTATCGGGTTACAATGTGAGTGTAAGTAAACGGTACCTGTTCATTCGAGGGGCTGGTGGAACTTCAATGTCAGGTACAGTGTTTGGAACTTGGTTCGTCAACGGGTTTACTAAAGGAATCCAGAATATTCTTGTTGACTACATTGCTGGCTACGACCCAGTTCCATACGACATCTTAGTTGCCTGCATCAAGTCATCTGCCTTGGAGTACAAAAAGAGATCGTACATTGGTGTTGCAAGTAAAGCGATGGCCCAAGGTGCTGGTAGCATTACATACCTCTCACCTGCTCCATCAGGGGACAATGGCGGGTTTGAATACGACCCAGATGTTGAGCGGTTGATCGAGAACTACACAAGGCCCTGGTTGACAGTCTAGGAGGATTTATGTCGCTGATCTTGTTATTCATCATCTTGCTAATCGTATTTGGTGGTGGTGGTGGTTACTACGGGTATCATAGATGGGGTCCAGGCGGAGGTGTTGGAGTTTTAGGGTTGATCCTCGTAATCCTACTCCTATTCTACCTCTTTGGTGGAGGAATGACTCTACATCATCTACGCTAGTAAGACGTTGTACTGAACCAAACAATCCAACTAGGAGACAAACAATGACTAATACAGCCATCAAAGAAACAGCTTCTGATGAACCAGTAGTCGAAGAAGTTGAAATCAACATTTTCAAAGCTTATGATGACGCGACTCTAGCTGTTGAGTGCCCATTGTGTAGGGCAGCTGCAACAGGTAAGTGCATTATCTTTGAAGGTGCACAAGCTGTTACCACCGAGACGCCCCACAAGGAGCGTGTCTTGGCTTCTCACGATATGACGGAGGACGAAGCTGCCCTCTACATCGCGGAGCATGAAGTTACAGACCTCGAAGCTGAGCAAGCCGCCTACGACAAGAAGATCGAGGATGCAAACCAGAAGCTTGCTGATACACAAGCAGCTATCGAGGCGAAGGAATCCGCCGAAGCAGAACCCAGGAAGAAGTTGACTAAGAAGGCTAGCTAATGCAGTTCAACGCTTCTTTCGGTGGCTCTAATGCTGAGGTAATCAACTACTACCGAACCCTCTACAACAAGATTATGGCGAGCCTGGAAGCTGGGATGGATACGGAAATGCTCCGTCTCCGTCACTACATTGTCACTCAGAAGTTGAGTGGACAGGTTCTCCGCCATGTTTCTGGAACGTTAGTTGATTCAATCCATCCAGTAAAGTCTGTTGTGAAAGGCAATCAAGTAATTGGGGGCATCGAGGGAGGCGGAGGACCAGCGCACTACGGAGGATACTTTGAAGCTGGTGGCAAGGGTCCTTACATAATACGGCCAGTAAACAAGAAGGCCCTTGCATTCTTCGGACAAGATGGACCAACTCCAAGGAACCAAAGTGTCATGGGAAATGTTAGACGAGCGATGGCTAGTGGCGGTAACAGAAGGGCAGCTGCTATCTCTAGTTTTTCTAGCATAGGTGGAGTTGTAACCAAGCAGGTTACTCACCCAGCGATCCCACACCTACCGTTCATGGCACCTTCGTTGGAAGAAAATGCAGGTTCAATCCGTGATGCACTTCAGAAAGTAGTATCAGAAGCAATCAGAAGATAAGGAGAAATCAACATGCCAACACTGGTTACAACTCCAAACCCGTGCACAACCGATTGGGCCTCTGTTATGGCAGCTGCACACGCCAACGCTGCAGCAGCTACAATTGACGCCCTTTGCGGCCCGACGGCGATAACATCGGTTACACAACCTCCACCCACAGAGGGACAAGCTTTGAGCAGCCCTAAGACGAGGTCAACAAAGAAGTCAGATGATAGTACCTCGTAAACAAGTAACGGCAGCGCTCTTCAAGCTGTTAGCAGACTGTTATCCGTGGGTCACAGCAGATCCACGTCTCCAGCTGCCTGAGGATCTGCCTGGCGGTCAACAGCCAGCTTTATTCTTGGTGAAGCCGCAGGAGCATCTTGATGCAGAACCACCTAGCTTCATGATGCCGAAGTACACCCTTACCTACTTTGCATTGATCCTAGTTTACTCCCCATCAGTTGGTATCGGAGCAGGAGAGTTCAGTGCAGAGGACTTGATGGCTGATATACTGGATGCTGTTGATGATGCTTTGATTGGACCAAGATTCGGTGAACCAAATACACTAGGTGGCTTAGTAACTAACTGCTTCATTTCAGGAGATATCTTCATCGACACTCCGGTCTTCTTTGAACATTGTGCCATCTGGGTCCCGATCAAATGTATCGTTGGAGGCGGTTTATCTTGTGTTCCTAGGAAGGGTTAGCAGAAAGAAATCAACTTGACGATTCTACAGCACTAATGGGCTAAGATAGAGGTTCGCCTGCGAAATTCGCAGTGTCTACTGCGAAGAACCGCATGTTGCATGTCCCAGGCACTACCAAGTTTAGGTCTCATTCAGCCTCCGGAGCAGATTCGGAGGTTTAGGTTTGTATCTTACAACTTGACACGGCTACTGCCGAAGAAAGCGAGGAAGTGATATGTTTCAGTTTGGTATCGGTGGACTATGGGTCGTGCCAGTTGGCGGGACACTTGCAAACAATCCTACCCCTTACTCGATGTTGACGGTGCAAGACGTCAGTGTTGATATCAGTCTCGACTTGAAGGAACTTGTCGGGCAGAACAGATTTGCTGATGACATCGCGCCAGCCCAGATGAAGGTTACTGGAAAGTTCACTCCAGGGCGTATTGACATTGGTCTCTTCAATCAGATCTTCTTCGCTGAAAACGAACTGGCCGGTGTCAAGAACATGGTGAAGGATGAAATTGGTGTTATCTCCGCCTCGGATGCAACAACAGATCCACTCACTGTTACAGTTTCACAATCAGCCGATTTCTTGACTGATCTTGGTGTGCGGTATGGTAGTAACGGTATGGCCATGATCCGTTCTGTAGCCTCACCTATCGTGGGCCAGTACAACGTGACAGGTGGCGTCTACACATTCAGTGAAGACGATGCCGGTGTCGGTGTACTCATCAGTTACGTCTCCGCAGCAGAGTCAACAGGCTACACAGTCTCTTTGGGTAACACGCTGATGGGCTTGGGACCAATCTTTGAACTCTGGTTGTCGCAGCCATACCAGTCGGCGAGTGTTAGCCAAACTGCTCCCGCACCACCACTTGTGATTCCGAACGGGATCCACCTCTACTCCTGCAGAATGTCAAAACTCGGGCAGGCTATGAAGAATACAGATTACTTACGTCCTGAGATGGACTTCTCAGCCTTCGCGAACGCCGCGGGGCAGGTTGGTGAGTTGTTCCAGGTTGTTCCATAACAGTAGGATGGTGGGAGTAGCGTAAGCACCACTAGCTGAGCTAACCGATAATACTCGAGCGTTAGACATCCTACAAATCTAGAAACAAGGAGGAAGTATGACGAGAGAAGTTACGATTGATGGAAGGACCTATAAGGTCGGTTCTATACGTGTTGGGCAGATGCGCGATCAGGCGATGGTTAGACAAACTGAACCACAAAGAAGTGCTGTAGATGACAACATCGACACCGTCCTCTATTGCTTGCAGAATGGTGGAGAACAAGTAAGTCGTAAGGACATTGAAGAAATGTCTTGGGGTACGTACAGGCAACTGGTTGAAATCGCTTCCGAGTTGAGTGGTTTCAACATGAAAGAACTGAAGCCGGGGGAAGAGGTTCAGGTAGCCCCATCGACTGGTCCTGGATCTACGGGCGTTTAGCTTGCGGCCTCGGCTACCTACCGCATGAAATCGACGACCTTCCACTATCGTTTGTTACCGACATATTTCATTACTGGTCGGAGAACCCTCCTATCAATGAGCTGTATGCTGCGTTCAAAGGATATAAACAGGAGGAGAAGAAGCAGAAGTATCTTGAGAAGAAGGAAATACCAGAACAGAACCTGAATACAGCTGATAGAGCCTTTCTTGGTGAATTGAAGAACACTAAGAGCTTCGACCAGCTACCACTTCATGTTCAGCGATGGTTGGTGAAAGAAGGCGTTTCTAAACTAGCAAACTGAGTCCCTATGTCAACTACACCTCCACTGAATATCAATGTTACAGCTAATGTAACTGATCTTGAACAGGCACTGGGCTCTCAAGCTACTGCGGCTGTAAAGTCGTTTGGTAGTGCGGCCCAAGTTGAGTTCGATAAAGTTACTACAGCTGCTAAGAAGCCACAAGCTGAGATAGACAATCTTGGCAAGAAACTTCGAGAGTTAGGTGATACTCAGCATTCTGTTAGTCAGGGCCAAGTAAGTGACATGGTGAAGGCGGAGAACGCCTGGTTGTTGTTTGATAGGACGTTCCGTCTTGGCATAGACCGTGAAATGATGACGGTCCTGAACGCCTTCCCTGTTCTCAAGAGCTTCCTTGCTATGCTAGGTGGTACTCCTGCCACACTAGGGATTCTGTTAGGCTTCATGGCACTTCGAGGCGTAATAGATGAACTAACTAAGATGTGGGATGAGTACAAGGAGAAGGTCGCTGCTGCTATTGAAAATCATCGGGAGTTTGAAAGGAGCACTCAGGAACTAGCCGTTGCAACAGACCAGATGGAGTTGTCGCTTGCTCAAGCAGAGATGCAGCTAGAAAAGACGACAACTGGTTACACAAGTGCTGAGGCAGAAGCTAGAGTCTACTACGAGACAGTAGTAACAAACGCTGATAAGTACGTTGAAGGAATCAACAAGGATATTGAAGCACTAAGGCGCTTGTTAGGTACTGAGCAAGAGATAAGAAAAGCTCAGGAGGATGCAAGTGGCTTCCACTTCTTTGGTGATGCGGACACAGCAAAGACGACTACACTTATCGCCGGTATCACAACTGAATTCAGAAACCTGATTCGTGGGTTTGAAGACGGTATAGCGAAAGTAAAAGAGTTTGGTGACGCGCAGAAACTACTGAATGCACAAGTCGATGATGCAAAGATGTTGGATGAGCTGTACCAGAGTTCTCTTACTACTCTGAATGCTAGGATAGCAGAGAACGCTGAGAAGATGAAGCAGCTGAATGAAATAATCAAAGAAACTGGCATTTTTGGCGTTACGGCCCAGCTACAACTCGCAGAATTAGCTACTCAGCAAGATAGACTGAAGGATAGTGCAGAAAATCTAACTGCTGCCTACAACAAGGAGAAAGTTGCCTTACAGGAGACACTCACTCAGGATAAACTGAAAGCAGCCCAACAAGCTGAATCGCTTGCTGGTGAAGAAGCTGGAAGGATAACACGGCAGGCGTCAGCTGAGAAGGCTGTATCACTTGAACGAATCAAGATTGAGGAGGACGCGGCTAAGAATAGTGTCAAGTTACATGAAGTTACTCAGGATCAACTTACTGCAGCTCTCATTGAAGGGGAAAACGAGCGATACGCGGTCATCCAGGCGAACTCTGCTAGGGAGATAGCAGCCGCCAACATGACGGCGGAAGGAAAGAAGAGAGTAACTGAGCTACAAGCACAGGCACAAGTTGACCAACTAGAGCACCAGTCAAAAACCGAACAGCTTCTTGTTGATCAGCGTGTTAGAAATCAGAAACTTCAGGATGACGCCACCCTCCGCACTATCAGCACACAAGAAACATCAAATTCAATCCTACTCTCAGAGCAGACGGCGCATGAACATGCGATGCTGTCGATGCATCAGGTTACAGCTGAGCAGGTTGTTGCATTTGATATAGCAACAGCTGAAAAATCGCTATCTGACTTCAAAGAAGCTGCTGCAGCCAAGAAAGCAGTGTATGCAACGCAGCAAGAAGAAGGTGCTAAGTTAGCAGCTGCCTTAGATGCTGAAACTGTTAGACGTGAACAAGAGACCGCCAAGCAGATAGAAACTATCAACGATCAGGCAGCAGTTAGGTTGTATGAAAGACAGAAGGAGGCATTTGAAGCTGAGATGTCGTTGGAGATGTCTAGGGCCCAGAGACAGTATGCAGCCACACAGCAGAGAGTTGGCGCTGGCGGCGCAGAAACTTCTGGATCCAGAGGAATCAGACAGGAGATCGAAGCCTTAGATGAATTGAAGGCCAAACAAGATGAAGTTATGACTGCTAAGTATGCGGCGATAGATCCAGCCGATGTTGCTGCTTACACCAAGTGGACGGAAGAGAAGGAGGAACTAGACGCTGAGTATGTTTCCAAGAAACTAGCTCTCGACCAGAAGTTACATCAATCAAATAAGCAGATGTTGACTGGGATGACTAGTGACTTCAATTCTACCATCGACAAGTGGTTGACAGGTCAAGGTCGGATGACGACAAACTGGCGGAACATGGCTGATCAGATGGGGTTGCAGATGTCAAACATGCTGCTAAGTCTGATTGAGAAGGAAGCAGCTATGCTAGCCAAGAAACTCCTCATGCATGTCATGACGAATGCTGGGATTGTAGCTGATGCTCAAGCGTCATCTTCAGCAACTGCACTGATTACCAAGGAATCGTCGATCAAGGAGATCTTCGCAGCAGCAAATACAGCAGCTGCCAAGGCATGGAAGGCGTACGCTGAGTTTCCACCGGTTGCAGCAGCTTTAGCAGCAGGTACATGGGCAGCTGTTATGGCTTACGCAGCATTCGAGGAAGGCGGTGTTGTTAGGGGAGCAGGATATCAGTACGGTACTGAGGTCCCAATACTAGCAACTCCTGGTGAAAGGGTCCTATCAGTTGAGCAGACCGGTAAGTTCCACCAGCTAGTTGATCAACATAGTAAAGAAGGTAGTGATCGAAACATGCACTTCCACTATTCACCTCAGATTCAGGGGATTGATGGGAAGTCCGTTGAGAGTATGGCCCGGAGTCACGCACGTGTTTGGGAACGGCAGACGAACAGAATGCTAAGAGTGAAGGGATTGATCCAGTGAGCGCCTACCCAACCTTGATTCTCCCTCAGGGAATCACCTGGAAGTACAAGAAGTCACCGAAGTTCAACGTCATACGACAAGATGCTCACTCAGCACGTCATCCAGCTGTAGCGACGTTGCAGTACGGAGTTATCTATGAATTCGAACTGAACTGGTCCTATCTGAAAGTAAAAGGTGTCACAACTCAAAACGACATCCGCTATATGCAAGAATTCTATGAAGCCATGCGAGGTAGTTACGGTCTATTTACCTTTGACCCAGGCTCCCGAAATCTTGATGATATGCTAGTGTTCGGTGATACAACCCAGTTGAGTAATGGTGGTTCTGGTAAGACCGATGGAGTAAACACCACCTTCCAGTTATGGCGATCAACAAACATCATGGGAGGAGGGATCTACACCCTCTGTGAGCGTATCCAGAATGTGACAGGACTCTATGGCGTTACACTTGCTGGTGCTGTACAGCCAACGAACACCTACGTTCTAGAAAACTTTCCAGCGCAGATTCAATTCAACCACGTACCGCCTGCTGGACAAGATCTCTCCTGGTGGGGGACTTACAGTTATCTCTGCCAGTTTGCTGATGATACGCAGGACTTTGATGAATTTCTCTACCAGCTGTGGAACTTAGATTCCCTAAAACTGGAGTCGATTCAGTTATGAAGAACTACAGCCAGGATCTCATCAACCTACTTGCATCAAAGGCTAGACTTTACAAGTGTCATCTATTCAAGATTGGTCCAACACTAAATAGTCAGTTCATCTATGCTACAGATGGTGGCGAAGCTGTTATCTTCAACGGGCAGAAGTATGAACCTGACAAGTTTGGTCTCTGGACACGTGATACAGTGACCACGAAGATCGGTCTTGATTCAAACGCATCAAAGCTAACTATCTTCTGCGATAACAGGCTCTTTATCGACTTCCCGGGTCTCAACAACGTCATGATGATGGATGGGATCAAGTTCGGCTTGCTAGGGGACTCACCTGTAACCATCTACTGTGCTTACATGCCTCAGTGGGGTCAGGTGATAGGACCTACTGGTGGAAGTTTAGTTGAGACGAAGTTTGCAGGAATGGTTACAAGTATTGAATCTTTAGGCTTGACGAAGGCGGAGATCAACCTCCAAGACATGATGTACCTGCTGAACGTACAGGTGCCGAGGATGATCTTCCAGTCCTCTTGCTCGAACGTCTTGTATGACGCCAAGTGCACACTAGCATCTGCTGCCTTCACAGTTACTAGTTTCATCGGTGGCGTTATCAACAGCCTATCCTTCTATCCGAATCCTACTTTAGTTCCTAAAAGCTTAGCAGGAACGTTCCAGCAGGGTATGCTGACTTGGTTGACGGGTAACAATGTTGGACTGTCAAGTTACGTGATGGCGTGTGGAGGTAATCCTCAGATTCTTACTCTAGATGTTCAGCCACTCTTCCCCATGCAGAATAATGATGAATTCAAGATTGCTGAAGGGTGTAACAAGTCGTTTACTTCTTGCTTGAATCTGCAACCAACAATCAACGCATCATCAGGCCAACCGATGGCTTATCACAACTTTGCTGGTCAGCCGTTTACACCAGTACCGGAGACTGCGATCTGATGAGCGAACAGGAGTTCAGGGAGGCGTTATGTGAGGAAGCTATCACATGGCTAGGAACACCCTACCGATCTTCGGGGAGGTTGAAAGGGGTGGGTGTAAACTGTGCCATGTTTCTCTACTTGGTGGGAAAGGTAGCGAACGCTCTTCCGGCTAACGCCCCTGAACCAGGTTGGTATACGCCACAGTTCGCACAGAACAACAAAGAAGAGAGGTTGATCAACTATCTAGAAGCGTATGGAGCTAGAGAGATTGATCGAGATTCTATGCTACCTGGTGATGTCATCGCCTACAAGACGGGTAAGTCGCATGGCCATGTTGCTTTGTGTCTAGGTATGCCGCAAATCATCCACTGCACAGTTCCTTTCGGGTGCGAACTCGGCATGTGGGAAGATGGAAAGCTGAAGCAGTTTGGGAAGAAGTTCTTTACTTTCTGGAGGAGTGATGAGACCTGATGCAGAAGTTAGAATGACGCCACCATCTGTGCAGGACCTACGAGAATGCTGTGATGTAGAGGCAGATCATCAAATTTGCGCTCTGTATGCTATTGCTATCCAACTAGCTGCCATCAATGACAACCTAAACGCCATCAGACAAGCCCTCCTACTGGGCGGAGATCCAAGAAGATAAGATGGGAATCTTTAGGAACACACAGCCTGGACAACCCAGATACTCTGGCGAGCTTCATAACCTACAGGTTACTGAGAGTATCTTTGGGACCTGTGTACCGATTGTGTTTGGCACTACAAGAGTTCATGGAAAGCTGCTATTCTACGGCGGGTTCAATGCACAAAAGGCTAAGAATTCCGCTGGTAAAGGAATCTTCGGTGGTAAAGCTACCCAGTTCATCTACTACGCTGATAACTTACAATGCCTCGGTCAAGGTTCTTCAAGTGATGTATGTAAAGGTGTCATCAACATCTGGGACCAGAATGGCCGTCTGGCTAATCAGAATACTAGCTACGACTATCTTATTGAATCTCCATACACGATCCAGCCTTCGATCAATCCAGGAATTACGGCTAGTCTAGGCGTCTACCAGCCGAATGTTCCTACCTCCGTATCTACTGACAACTTTGGATCTGGTAATCCCTCTGGATCAAGTACAGTTGTCACTCAGAATGTAGCTTTCGACGATACACCTGGTGCTCCGCAGGGTTCAGGTCAGTATACATTCAATCCATCTACAGGTACTTATACCTTCCATCCATCTGATGCCGGGAAGACAGTAACTATCGTCTACAGTACTGTTTTCTCCATCTACTATGACGTTACTCTTCAGGCAGCTGCTATTCCACAAGGTCAGATTCCCCCAAGGATTACAGCAGATAACGAACAGTACTTCTATCAGGACCAAGGTGTAGTCTTCGTTGATACGGGTGCTGCACTCACCAGAGACTCGGACGATAGTGAGAATGAACCTGGTCAATCAGGGCACTACAACGTCAAGACGGGCTCACCAGGTGAAGCAAATTCAGGTGGCTTCTATACATTCAACCGAGCAGATGCTGGACGATTTGTCTACATTCGATACTCGTTTACTTCTAGTGATTCTGAACTGACGAACACCAGCAGTTTGAATATCACCTTCTTTTCTGGAGCCCTTAGTCAGGCACCATGGTCCTACATTCAGTCGAAGTATCCCGGTCAGCAGTTAGGTTACAACGCCGTAGCATATGTTGGGTTCAACCCGATGTATCTTGGTGGATCAGCTCTAGTTCAACCTTACAACTACGAGCTTAGTGGGTTGGAGCTGTTTGGTGGTGGGACTCTAGATGCTCATCCATTAGATGCGTTCTTCAGCATGCTTGTTGATCCTCTCATTGGAGCGGGATTTCCAGTTCAGGATCTTGATGGTTGTCTTCCATTCACTACAGATACTAACGCACCAAGTTCTGCTGCTCAGTGGGGAGCACCTTGGCAGGCGGTGATTGGCCAACAGTTTGCGGGTGCACTGAAGACGCAGGCTAGAGATACCCTGACAGCCGCTGTTCCAGTTCCTGAGAACACTTTCCCAATCTACGCTGGGCAGAAGATATTCATCAGTGGGTGGCTGAACTCGCTCGGGTTGGCGGGACATCCTAATGATGGAAATGTTTGGACTTTGACGTTAGGAGTCCAAGTAACATTTGCTGGAGGAACCAACAACTGGTATAGTGTTGATAGTATCCCGGCAGGTCAAGATTGGACGTACAAGTTTGGATACTTTACAGTTCCTCAAGGTGCTGTAGCGTTGGAGGGGTGGGTACAGATTGGCGCCACTCCAGGAGCTATTGCTCCCTACTACGGCTTGTTTGCTATGCCGACGTTTTCCACCATGATGCCTAAGTCATGGTTGGATGCCTACTCCTACTGGGCAGCAAACAACTACCTAATCTCGAAGTCGATTGATACTCAGTCAGCTGTGTCTGAAATCTTTCGTGAGGTGATTGATGTAGGGAACGTAGGAGCAGTTTTCTCGGGTGGGATACTGAAGCTAGTTCCTTATGGTGATACTTCTGCTGTTGGGAATGGATACGTCTACATTCCACCACACACGACAGGTGCGCCTCCCCCCACACTGACCTGGGATGATCTGATCACAACCTCCAAGCCAGGTGAGAAACGAAGTGACGATCCGATTGAAGTTACTCAGAAGGCGGCACAAGATTGTCTCAACTATGTTCAGTGTCAGTATACAAACAGAGAAAACGACTACAACAACGAACTAATCCCACTCCAGAACGACGCCTTCATAGCTACATACGGGTTTAGGCCAGAAGCTAGTC